TCGCACGTGGGAGGAGCAGGTTGATCGCATCATGCAAATTCATGAGTTGTTTGTCGATTTCGGCAACGAACCAACTGCATCCTGCGTCAACCATGGACACCTTCACGTTTTTGTTCCAGGACTTAAAGATGACATTGATGCACTGAAGCGTCTTACTGCGTTTATCAAGGCAAACCAGAAAGACACTATCGAAGCGTGTTATCAGTTCCGCGATGGTGGTGGTATGAAGTCAGCAAAGGGTGCTACGACATATCTCAAGTTTGACGGTGGTCGTGAGATGCCTGACTATATGTGCGACAACATTATTAACCTTGCAACAGACTTTGACTCATTCATCAAGATGCATGCAGCAGGTAAAGATGGCGTTTCGATGGGTCGTCCCTTCCGTTATGCGATCAACATGTATTGCATGAAGCATACTGGCACAATTGAGTTCCGTTGCTTCCGTTCAACTACCGATCGTAAGCAGATTGAAGATCAGTTTAAGTTCGCGACTGCGTTTATTGATGCTGCATTGAATGGTAGTTGGGCGAGTGTTCGAGAAATTCTCGACTACTACGACTTTGACTTCCCTCCGTTCATCTGGGATCTTAACGAATACGCTGGTTGGATTAATACCAAGTATGACAAGTCTCGTGGCGAGAAGAAGCGAGAATTCCACGATGTTGTCTAGGTTACGTCCGACAACTCGCGAGGAATTTACTAAACACATTACAACTCAGAAGCAAGATTCCTTTGCAAAGACTTTTGTCGCAAAGGCAGACATGCAAGAACTCTGGGATAACTGTATGGGCGTCTGGGAAGATAATAATCTTCTCGGCGCCATCATCGTATCATTCTCTAAGCGAACTCCCATCATCGCTAACCTGCAGTTGCTCCATACATTCTATGCTTCGCGGGGCAAGGGTGTAGGTAGGACGTTATGCGACTTTGCTATTGCCGAAGCGCATCGATACAATGCCACATACTTCCGAGTGTCTGCAGAACCCGATGCGGTGCAATTCTACGAGAAATGCGGATTTACTTTCCTCGGCGAGCAGAAGTCAGGCAGTCAACTGTCTATGTTCAAACTCAATGGTCCAACTTACCGCGATGGTCTGTATGACATCAACGATACTGTTATTAATAAAGCAGTGTTTAGAAAGGGTAAAGGCGGATGCGTAAAAGTATTTGCGAAACTTGAAGAAAACCCTTTACTTTTCCCCTAAAGTTTAGTATAATGGATATGTAATAAGGGCGGTCCTTGTTACATGAAACAAAACTCCGAATGTTGATTTGTCACAACCTTAATGGTTCACCACGCAAATTCCTTTCGTAGTTTACAATAGAAAAGTTATTTTTTATGATTAATTTTATTAACACTGTCAGCAGTGACTACAAGTCTTATGAAACAAATGCTCGCGAACTTACTGAACTGAAGAGAAAAAATATTCCTCTTCCAATCGGATCTTACGGTCAAGAATTGAATTTAGACCATATTATTTCGATTAAGTTTGGTTACGAGCACAATATCCCAGTTTCGGTAATTTGTCGCGATGACAACTTACAATGGATTTCTCGCGAAGATAATCTTCGCAAGGGATCGAAACTGACAGAGAAGTCCACCGAACTTCTTAAACTTTGGTATGATAATGGTATCATCGATACTCTTATTGGATCTGAAACATCAACGTCTGATGTAATCGAGTATGACCTTTCCCAAATCTTTGCTGAATTGAAGAATCAACGGATTTCTGTTCGAACTGATGTTCCTGCAGAAATTGCTCAGTCGTGGGCGGCAGTCTGGTGTCAGCGTAATGAAACATTGCGTTGGGAAAAGACGAAGCGTGCAATTGGGCATGTTGCATTAGCGACGCATGGTATAATGCAAGTCGCGGTTTATCCTGATGGAAAAATTGAACGTCTTGATGGTAACACGCGAACTCATATCTTCAACAATAACCTTCAGTTTCCTGATTATGTCAAACCTGAGAATTGGACTGTTCTTTTCTATTCTGTCAATGATAAGGAAGAAGCAGAGCGTCTTTACCACTCAATTGACTCCAGCGATACTGCTGAAACTTTCTCTGAAAAACTAAGTGGTTATCTTCGTTACAAGAATTACCATTCTAGTCTTCCTACTGTTTTTCAAAAGGGTGAGAAGGTTTATGATATTGCAGTTGTTGCAGTTGATCAGTATGTTCCTGTTGGCGAACACGAACCCATCAATCTCGCTGGGTTTAACTCGAATGATATGCAGGAAAAGGCAATCAAGACCACTGAAGTTCTTGATTACTTCATCGGAGAATTTGTAACCCTCGGCAATATTATTTCTCGTGATAATGTTCCCAAGTCTTTGACTTCTCCATTGATGGGAATGCTTATTCGTTATCTCATGACTACTGAGGGTGAGCAACGCGATAAGGTTATGCAAGGTATCTATTGCCTAGTCAATTATCTGAAATCAGGATATTTTCCGTTTACTCGTCCGTTAGTTTCATCATTGAAGTATCCCTCAATGACCAATCTGTATCTTATGATGGACGAGTTACAAACTCCAGATTCCATTCATCATACTACCAATCCCCATGTGAATTATATGTGGACTTCGCGTCGCATTATTCCTGAAGGTGCAACCAAGACTTCTAAAAATAAAGTCGACCGTGCACTATATTGTGGATGGGTTGCCTATTGCTTCGATAAGTATCTTTCTGATGAAATCATCGACGAAGATATTGTATTCGATGTGACTGGTACTAAGTTGGATACCAATTCTCCGTTACATTTGTTTGATATGACTACAAGCACTGCTCGCAATATTATTGTGAGGAAGTATGAGTCTTTCTGGGATCGAAATATCTAACAGAGAATTATTCATTCGCTGGTATGCTTGGTCAGTCAGTCACAAGGATTGCGATCCTTCGGTCTGGTTGACCAACTACCTCAACCAGCGTTATGAACACAATGACGAAGAACGTATTTGGTTGTGCTGGTTGTACGGCAACACCTACTACCTTCCAACATCTTGGGTGCTCAAGAATGAGTTCCCAGACTACGAACTTGCAACTGTAGACCGTATTACATGGTGGAATACCGAAAACTATAAAAGACTTCGTTATCAAACAGATACGAAATACAATAAAGGGCATTTGCCTTCTATGTTCGAGTCGTATCAGAAGTTTATGGGTAAGAAATCGCAGCGTGATGTTCTAGAATCTCACTACGGCGATAACGAACAACAAAACTTCGATAATCTGTGGAAGGTTATCAATACCAATTATCACAAGTTCGGTCGCTACACGACTTGGTTCTATATGCAGCATCTAAAGCATACTGCAGGAATTAAGATTGAACCTACCAGTCTAATGCTGAATGACTATTCGGGTAGCAAGTCGCACCGCAATGGTCTCTGTTATGCTCTTAATAAGGAAGAATGGATTAATGGTAAACTTACCCCAAAAGAATATCAGTGGTTGGAAGATGAGTCTCAATCGATTTTGGATGAATTACGTCATCGGTTTCCAACTCTTGCGCCTGAGTTTGACGCATTCACGATGGAAACGTGTCTTTGTTCGTTCAAAAAAATCTTCCGCGAAAGATCCTCGCGGTATCTAGGGTTTTATCTAGATCGTCAAGCAGACGAGATTAATAAGGTTGCAGCAGACGGTTGGTATGGCATTGAATGGAATGTTTTGTGGCAATCGCGCGAAGAAACACTTGACTCTCGATTGCTTTCGAGGTATGGTGTTAATAAGGACAAGTGTGGTGAATACGTTCGATCTGGAACACTAGATAGAATGAATTGGATGTTCGATGTTGAACAGAAATCAGTTGGATTAGAGGATTTATTTGGATGAAAGTAATTGCAATTTTCGGTGAACCTGGAAGCGGTAAGTCTACCCTTATGAAGCGTTTGCTAGACGAGGTTGGCATTTCCCGTGAAGTGAAGACTGATGTAAAGTTGGTTCCCTATCATAACAAGGACAACATTTACGTTCTAGGTAAGTATGAAGAAGGTGAAGTCTTCGGTGGCACTGACAAGATGTCGATGGCAGTTCAACCAGAGGCAGTGAAGTTTCTTGC